TCAACAGCAGTCGACGTTGCTTGCCAAGGATTCAATTGGGTCATCGACAGACTCGAGGCCTCGGGCGCTCACTTTAGCCCGCACTTCTTAATTCACGACTCGCTTATCCTCGACGTCAGCCTTGAACACATGTCTTTCTTGAATAAAATTGTTGATGAGGGTTTCACTCTGGAATCCAAAAACTACAGATTTCCCATGAAGATCAAGGAGCTTTACTAGTGCAAGATATCGAGAAAGTCTATAACTCCTACATGAAACTTGTCGGCCTGCTCGAGGATCGATCGCAGTCAGTTAAAAATCTTGTTGAAACGCTCGGCGAGAGGTTCGTAACTTGCCCAGCTTTTGACAGGAACGAGAGAACAACCGCAGCTCCGGGCGGTTTGATGCTTCATAGCATCAATGTTGTCAAGGCAATGAAGATTACAGCTGAATCGTCTCGAATTGATGTTCCTCTCACCTCGATTGTGATGTGTGGTCTCGTTCATGAGTTTGGTCGACTTGGAGATCTCGAAAACAGCTACTACATCGAGCAAAACTCTGACTGGCACAGAGAGCGTGGAAATCTGTACACTTACAATCCTCAGTGCACCAAGATGACTCACACGCACAGAGCGATGTGGCTCCTGCAGAACTTTGGTGTCACACTGACTCCACAGGAGTGGATTGCAATTGCATCGCTTGGCTTCTTCTCTGACGAGCAGAAGTTCTACGCAGGATACGAAGGTGATCTATCTTCTCTCCTTTGCTACTCTGACAGGATAGTGACCGCTCAAGAGCGAGCCTAATTAGCTATGTGAAAAATCAAGAGAAAGCATCAGCAGTTGGTCACTATTCGAGCAGGGGAAGAGCTATCCCATGGGCCGGAGCTTTCGGCGGAGGAGATGGAGCTCTAACCAAGATTGGCAGACCTCGAACTCCCGGAAAAATTCAGGCCAGCCCGACAGGTGCTGCTGATAGCACGTTCATTGGAAGAATGTCTCTTCTAGTTCCAGATTACGAAGCCCAGCAAGCTTACGATGAGAATGGTGAATTTGTTGGAATGCCTGACTATAAGGCAAACATTGAGAATATTCTTACCAGGAAGCTAGCAGGACCAAGGAAGCTTCCGAGAGGCTTTAAGCTTCGTCTCAATGAAGACTCTAACGATGGCTTTGAAGACTTCTTGTACGTCCAAGACCTGATCGACGAGGGCAGGAAGAAGAGACCAAAACTGAAGTCAGAGTTCTCGGGCTCCGGGGCTGTTGCTGGATATACGGGCCCAGTGAAAGGACCCGAGAACCCCAGGGACTTTTATGGTAAGATGGCAAAGGCAGCAGGAGGTGAATTTCTAGAAGACCCAGTAAAGACAGCACGTGGCCGTGCATAATTTTTTGAACAACTACTACTTTATTCGTTAAATCAATCTAGCTCTAACATCCTTCGAAGTTAAGAGTTAACAACAAAAAGGAAAACAAACTAATCATGTCTATTAATTTTGACGCACTCAAGAAGCGACTCGACAATCTCTCCGGTAACAACAAGAAGAGCTCCTCCTCGTGGAAGCCCAAGGAAGGCGAGGAGTACACTGTTCGTCTCCTTAGCTTCCCCGACAATGACGGTCAGCCATTCAAGGAGCTCTGGTTCTACTACAACATCGGCAACAATCCGGGCCTCCTCGCTCCTTACCAGTACGGCAAGCAGGACCCGATTCAGGATCTAATCCGCAAGCTTAAGGATGAGGGGACCAAGGAGTCGTACGAGCTCGCCAAGAAGCTCTACCCGAAGATGCGTTGCTACGCTCCGGTTATCGTCCGCGGTGAGGACGACAAGGGTGTCCAGCTTTGGGCATTCGGCAAGCAGGTCTACCAGTCGCTACTCGGCATCATGCTTGACGAGGACTACGGTGACATTACCGATCCTGAGAGCGGTCGTGATGTGAAGGTGAAGTGCTTCAAGCCGCCTGGCAAGAAGTACTCTGAGACTGAGGTCATGCCTCGTGGTAAGTCTTCTGCTCTGAGCACTAACACCGGAACCGCTAAGCAGTGGCTCGCTAACATCCCAGATGTTTCTAAGATGTTTGAGCTCAAGTCTTCTGATGAGCTTAGCAAGATTGTGAATGACTGGATCAATAATGGCATGCCTGACGGTTCTGAGGGAACCTCGAAGGGCGGTCCTGCAGTACAGATGACCACTTCTGACAGCGAGGATGCTCCTGCTCAAAAGAAGCGGAATGCAGGTGGAGAAAACTACAGATCCATCGACGATGCTTTTGCTGATCTAATCGACAGCTGATAGCTCTCTTCTAGTTCTAGAATTCACAGGACAAGGGTTGTAATTTTGATCCTTGTCCTGTTATAGTGTTTGTTAGGAGAAACATGATTAAAACCAAAGATGATGACTTTACGTCAGAGCTTATTAAGTCTCTCAACAAAGAGCACGGTTCCAAGATAGCTTACAATCTGACAGAAGATGCATCACCTACGCATGTAAAGCGGTGGATTTCTACTGGCTCTACGCTTCTTGATTACATCGTCTCGAATCGCAGAAGCGGCGGCCTTCCCGAGGGTCGCATTGTGGAGATCTTCGGGCCTCCTTCGATTGGAAAGTCTCATATTGCAACGCAGATTGCACGTTCTACCCAGCAGATGGGCGGAATTGTCGTCTACATCGACACTGAGAATGCAACCTCAGTTGAGAACTTGAATGCACTTGGAGTTGATGTCTCTAAGCGATTTGTCTACGTTGACACGCACTGCACAGAGGAGGTTTTCGATGTAGCAGAAAAGACGATAATGAAAGCCAAGGCGATGGCAAAGGATGTCCCGATTACAATCATTTGGGACTCAGTGGCTGCAAGCTCTCCAAAAGCAGAGCTTCTCGGAGACTATGACAAAGACACTATCGGTCTCCAAGCACGCTCGATCTCAAAGGGCATGCGCAAGATCACAGGTGTCATCGGTGACCAGTCCGTTCTCATGATTTGTCTCAATCAGATTCGTACAAAGATTGGAGTCATGCACGGAGACCCTACCACAACGCCGGGTGGCATGGCTATTCCTTTTCACTCCTCGGTTCGTATCAAACTGGGCGCTGGTCAACAGATCCAGAACAAAGAGGGTGAAATTATCGGAATCAATGTCTCTGCAAAGACTGTAAAGAACAAAGTTGCACCTCCATTCAGAATGGCAAACTTCCAGATCCACTTTGGAAAAGGAATCTTTGAGCACGAGGAGATCTTTGATGTCCTACGAGACGCAGGAGAGAGACAGATCGGAGATAATATTGTCTGCGTTTCCGGCACAGGAGCATGGAAAGTTCTCTCGGTAACTTCTGTTTCTCAGGGAAAGTCCTTGATTGAAAAGAAGTTCCACAAGTCTGAATTTGGTGAGATCATGAGAGATCCACAGTACAAGACTTATGTTGATGACTTAGTTGCAGAAGTCATGGTGAGAACAGGAGACCTCTCAGCAGTAGATTCAGCTGAAGAGGAATCTGATGAGTGATTTAACCCGCAGGACTGTGCTCCTTGTCGATGGCATGGGGACTTTTCTGCGGCACTTTGTGGCTAACCCGACTGTATCTACTAACGGTGACCACATTGGCGGAGTGATCGGAACTCTTAATGAGATCCGATCGCTTTGCGAGCGTTTCCGCCCGAGGAAGGTCTACTTGGTCTGGGAGAGCGGCGGATCGCCTCGGAGACGGGCAATCTTTCCAGACTACAAGGGTAACAGAAGATCTGCTCGCTTGAACAGATTCTACGAGGACGACATTCCTCAGACTATCGGGACAAGAGACAATCAAGTAAAGCAGATAGTCAATCTTCTGAAGCACTCGCCTATCGTCCAGGTGTATGTTCCTGACTGCGAGGCCGACGATGTCATTGGTTACATCTCTAGGTACCACCACAAGGAAGACCTAAAAGTCATTCTTAGCCCAGATCACGACTACTATCAGCTGATATCTGACGGATCTATGGTGTGGTCTCCGACCTGGAAGAAGATGGTCCAAGAGGCTGACGTAATCGAAAAGTACGGCATCCACCCGAATAACTTTGCACTTGCGAAATCTGTGTGCGGGGACCAGTCTGACTGCATACCGGGTGTCGAGGGTGTAGGTTTTAAGACGTTGGCGAAGAAGTTCCCAGAGCTATCACTGGCTGCGACGGTGAGGGTCGATGAGTTCATGGCGCGAGTCGACTTGCTAATTGAGTCGGGAGACAAAACGAAGTGTGTAAAGAGCATCAAGGAATCGCTAGAATTGGTTAGCAGGAATTGGCAACTTGTGTATCTCGATACTGCAAACATCTCAGCAACTCAGATCACAAGAGTAGAGGGCATTATTGAACAAGCAGCCCCTAGCCGCCATAAAATAGACTTCATTCGCAGTCTCATCTCGAACGGGATCCAGACCTTCGATGCAGACAGGTTCTTCAACTCACTATCACAAATCGAAACAAAATGAATATTGAACCGACACATTACTTCAAGCAGTACGGCAAGCAGTTTCAAGAGAAGATCTTCCAGGCCTTCTTGACAGATCGAAGCTGGGCAACCCAAATGACGGAGATTATGACTCCGAGCTTCTTCGATCTCAAGTACCTAGAATTTCTCTCTGACAGGTACTTCACGTACTACCAGAAGTATAAGGATTTTCCAACTCTTCCTCTTCTGATCACGATCGTAAGAGATGAGCTTCGCGAAGGCAAAGATACGATTCTTCGAGATCAGATCATTGACTTCTTGCAGCGGATGAGGGTTAATCCTGATGTCGGTGACCTTCAATACGTCAAGGACAAGACACTTGATTTCTGCCGCAAGCAGGCCATGAAGGAGGCACTTGAGAAGGCAGTAGAGCTTATTGCAACAGACAACATTGACTCTGTCATGAGTCTTATGAAGAATGCTCTATCTGCAGGAACTCCTGCCTCTATCGGTCATGACTTCTTCGAAGATGTTGAGGCAAGATTTGTTAGGACAAAGAGAGTTCCATGTCCAACTGGAATCTCTGCTATTGATGCCCCTGACATTCTTAACGGAGGCTTGGGTCGCGGTGAGCTTGGAGTCGCTGTTGGCAATACTGGAACTGGAAAGTCTCACTTCCTGGTCTCTGTCGGCTCTGAAGCTCTCCGCCGCGGCAAGAATGTTGTTCACTACACGTTCGAGCTTAGTGAATCTGCAGTCGGACTTAGATACGATTCTAATTTCACGCAGATTCCAAGCAACGAAATTATCGACAGGAAGGAAGAGGTTCTCGGTTTCTACAAGACTGCAGAGCTTGGACGGCTGATCATCAAAGAATACCCGACCGGCTCTGCCTCTGTCCAGACCTTGCGCAACCATATTGAAAAGCTTCTTCTCAAGAGCTTTGTGCCAAGTGTTATCATTATTGACTATGCTGACATTATGCGATCTTCGAGAAAGATGGATTCTCTTCGTCATGAATTGAAGCTCATTTACGAAGAGCTCCGCAATCTTGCCATGGAAATGAATGTCCCAATCTGGACAGCATCTCAGGCAAATAGAGATGCTTCAAACTCAGACATTGTTGGTCTTGAAAACATGTCTGAAGCATACGGAAAAGCTATGGTAGCAGACGTCGTTCTATCGATTTCTAGAAAGCCTGTCGAGAAATCAACAGGCGTTGGTAGAATGTTTGTTGCAAAAAATCGTGCCGGAAGAGACGGAATTCTTTTTCCAATTAAGATCAATACAGCTACTTCAAGGTTTGAAACTATCAATGATTCTTCTGAGATGTCACTTGATGAGGTTATCAAATCTTCCAGAGTGAGCGCAAAAGATCTGCTCAAGCAAAAGTGGAAAGAAGTTAACGGCAACTAAGTTTTGAGTATCAGGAGATCTATCATGTCACATAGTCGAGAATTACTTGAATATTTTGATGGCGACACGCTCGCCTGCGATGTTTTTACAAAGTATGCTTTGCGTGATCCTGCAGGAGGAAAGGCTGAGTCAACTCCTCGCGAGATGCACCGCCGCCTAGCCAGAGAGTTTGCTAGGATTGAGGCAAAGTATCCAAATCCAATGACAGAGGACGAGATCTTCGCTTTGTTCGATAACTTCCAGAAAGTTATTCCGCAAGGTTCTCCGATGGCAGGAATTGGAAATGGTCACCAGCTGCAGAGCTTGTCTAACTGCTTTGTGATCGACCAGCCACACGACTCTTACGGTGGCATTCTCTTCGCTGACCAGGAACAGGTCCAGATCATGAAGAGGCGCGGCGGAGTCGGAATGGATATCTCGAACATTCGACCTAGAGGACAGCCAACGTCAAATGCAGCTCGAACAACTGATGGCATTGGCGTCTTCATGGAGCGGTTTAGCAATACGTGTCGCGAGGTAGCTCAGGGTGGACGCCGCGGCGCTCTCATGCTCACTATCGACTGTCGGCACCCGGAGATCGAGACATTCATCGACATTAAGCGTGACCTGAAGAGGGTGACTGGTGCCAACATCTCCATCCGCTTCACTGACGAGTTCATGAAGGCTGTTGAGAGTAATGCAGACTTCTGTCTTCGCTGGCCAGTCGAGGCAAAGCCTGAAGACGCTGAGATCACCAAAATGGTCGACGCAAAGCAGGTCTGGGACAAGTTTGTGGACGCTGCATGGGCCTCTGCTGAGCCTGGCGCTCTGTTTTGGGACACAGTAGTAGACAAGGGAATCGTGGACTGCTACCGAGATGCAGGCTATAAGACGATCTACACGTATCCTTGTGGCGAGATCCCACTCAGCCCATATGACAGCTGTCGTCTCATGGTTGTTAACCTTACAACCTTTGTCCTTAATCCTTTCACATCGAACGCGAAGTTTGATTATGAGGGCTTCACAGCAGCAGTCGGCAGCGCACAAAGGTTGATGGATGACCTTGTTGACCTTGAGATCGAGTGTGTCTATCGGATCCTCGAGAAGATCGAGAAAGATCCACAACCCGCAAGCGTGAAGCGGATCGAGAAGGACCTGTGGCTAAAGATCAGAGAGGCGGGTCTCAACGGGCGCAGGACCGGACTTGGCATCACTGGCCTCGGTGATGCAATAGCGGCACTTAACATCCAGTATGGGTCACAGCTCTCTATCGAGATGACATCTGCGATCTACCAGCACCTGGCTATGGGCGCTCACAAGATGTCATGCCAGCTTGCTGCAGAACGTGGTGCATTCCCGGTCTTCGATTACAGCAAGGAGAAGGATCATCCTTACATCAATCAGATCATGGATGCATGCGGCCTAGAGACGAAAAATCTCTGGCAGACCACGGGCCGTCGAAACATTGCACTCACAACTACGGCGCCTGTCGGTTCTGTCTCCTGCCTCACGAGGACAACCTCTGGAATTGAGCCAGCTTTCATGCTCTCTTACAAGCGCCGC